AATCTGATTATGAATGGAATTGGTCAGGTTATAAACAATGGAACGATGACAAACATGTTTCATTACAAAGGATTTGGAATACGGTCTTAAATCGAGGTGTACGGTATAAAGTTATAATGGATACATATCCAGATTCAGACAAAATTACACAGTATAAGAAAAATATGAACGCAACAAAAGACAAGTTTATTGATGCTTGCACAAATTTACAATCAAGAGCAGAATCAAAAATAACAGAATTTAAAAAAACCTTTGTAACAACTGTTCCAGCTAATGCGGCAATTGTAGAAGAAGATCCAGGCGAATTACCTGATATAGGTGATAAAACATCAGCATGATTATAATAAAAAGGAAAGTTCTAGTCACACTAAATGTTTATTACTGGATGCCTGATTATGAGAATATATTACAACAAATGGTGTGGCAAACAATGGATGTTAAACCGAAGTACCCAAGAATAAATAAATTTTTAGATTACTGGCATAATAACATAGATGCGATAGTTAGTAAAATAGAGATATGTGAAAGTTATAGGAGAATATAATGGCTAAGAAAATGAAAAGAGAATGGTTGAATGCTGAACGTGAAATGTTTAAATGGAATGCGTTTTGTAAAAATAAACGAGTGATGGTTACTATACCAAATCCTAATGTAAAAACAGAAAGTAATAAACCTTTTATTCGTGTTACCGCACAAGAAGCTGGATGGAAAAAACCAGAACCATTTAAGATGAAACAAGAAGGGTAGTGTTATAAATATATTGTAACAGGAGTCTATTATGTCTGCATATACAGATGCACAAGCACAAAATGATATTACACGCAACGTGCGGCAATATAAAGACTTAGACTTGTTTTTTTCAAAAAAGGCAAATACAAAAGATATTAATAAAGTAACAGATGTACAAGCAGTAAAGCGTTCTATTCGTAACCTTGTATTGTTAAATTATTATGAGAAGCCTTTTCATCCTGAAATTGCTGGTGGTGTCAGAGATATGTTATTTGAAAATATGACTCCAATAACATCTGTTATCATTAGTAAAAAGATACAAGATGTTATAGAAAATTATGAACCAAGAGCACAACTTATTGGCGTAAAATCTACACCAAATTTAGATCGTAATGAGTATGAAGTAACTATAGAGTTTTATGTAAGAAATGCTCCAACGGAACTTGTTGATTTAACTTTATTTCTAGAGGTATTACGATAATGGCAACTAATGATTCAAGACTTATAGTAACAGAGTTTGATTTTGATGATATAAAATCAAACCTTAAAACTTATCTAAAAGCTCAAACGGAATTTACAGATTATGATTTTGAAGGTTCTGGTATGAGTGTTCTTTTGGATGTTCTTGCATACAATACCCACTATCTTGGTTTTAATGCAAACATGCTAGCAAATGAAATGTTTCTTGATAGTGCTTCTCTACGATCAAGTGTAGTTTCTCATGCAAAGACATTAGGATATGAACCTACATCTGCAAGTGCTCCTATGGCAACAGTAGATGTTACTCTTAATTCAACATCTTTAACATCTGCAACTATGGATGCTGGAACTGTATTTACTACTACAGTTGATGGAACGGATTATCAATTTGTTACCATTTCTGATGTAACTGCAAGTAACACTGGTGCTGGTGTTCCTTTTACTGGAGTAGACATATATGAAGGAACATATATAACAACCAGATATACTGTAGATTCTTCTGATGTTGATCAGAGATTTCTTTTACCTGATAATAGATCAGATACGAGCACCTTAACTGTTAAGGTTCAAACTTCTGCAGCTGATTCAACTACCACAACATATACAAAAGCAACTGATATAACTCAAGTGTCTTCTACTAGTAATTCTTATTTTTTACAGGAAGTAGAATCAGGAAAGTTTGAAGTATATTTTGGAGATGGTGTTATAGGTAAAGCCTTATCTGATGGTAACATTGTAATTCTTCAATATGTTGTTACTAATAAATCTGCTGCTAATGGAGCTTCTGTTTTTAATAATTCAACTGCAATTGCCACAATTACTGATATAAGTGTGGCAACTACTTTATCTGCAAGTGGTGGTTCTGAATTAGAAACTATATCTTCCATAAAATATAATGCACCTCTTGATTATGCATCTCAAGGAAGGTGTGTTACTGCTGAAGATTATAAACTTTATACAAAAAAACTTTTTACTAATACAGAGTCAGTACAAGTGTGGGGTGGAGAGGATGGATCATATGATTCAAGTCTTGGTGTTGTAAGTACTGCTTCATATGGTAGAGTTTATATTTCTATAAAATCTACTACAGGAAATGTTTTAACTAGCGCAGAAAAAAATCAATTAGTGACTGATTTGGCACCCTATACAGTGGCATCAATCACTCCTATAATTGTTGATCCAGAAACAATATATTTAATTTTAAATACTACATTTAAATTTGATTCCAGTGCAACAACTAGTACTGCTGCTGATCTAGTTTCATCAGTTAATACAACTATTACAAATTATAATACAAACAATTTAAAACAATTTGATGGTATGTTTAGACATTCAAAATTAACAGGATTAATAGATAGTACAGATACATCAATATTAAGTAATGTGACAAATATAACTCTTGCAAAATATATTACACCAACAACAACAGAATCAACTTCTTATACAGTGAATTTTAATAATGCACTTTATAATCCTCACTCTGATCACAATAAAGCTGGTGGAGGAATAATTGCATCTACAGGATTTTATATTAGTGGAGATACTACAAATGAAATGTTTTTTGATGATGATGGTTCTGGTGTTCTTAGGTTATATTATTTGGTTAGTGGAGCTAGAGTTTATCAGGATGCAACAGCAGGAACAATAAATTATTCAACTGGAGAAATTAAGATTGATGGAATTCATATTACAACTATTTCTAATGTAGATGGGGTATCATCTACAAAGATTAGAATTACAACCATTCCAGATTCAAAAGATATTATTCCAGTTCGTAATCAATTACTTGAAATAGATTTTACTAATACTACTATAACAGGAGAAGTAGATACTATTGCTACTGGCAATACTGGTGCGGGAGCATCATATACAACTACATCTGCTTATTCGTCAACGTCGAGTTATTAAACAATGTCTCCATTTGACAGTCCATATTCGTCAAAGCTTGTGACAAAACTTTCTCCTCTTATTGAGGGGCAAGTTCCTGATTTTGTTCAATCAGATCATCCTATATTTGTAAGATTTTTAAAACACTATTATCAGTTTTTAGAAGCTGGTGAACTTGGTGTTACCGTTACAATTGATAATATACTTTTAGAAGTTCAAACAACTTCACATCTTTTAGATGAAAGTGGTAACAAAATAGTATATGAGGCCGGCGCTGGATCAAGTGGTAAATTTACCGTTAATGAAACAATTACTGGTTCAACATCAAATGCAACTGCAACGGTACTTGTAGATGATTTGGGTAATAATAGACTTTTCATTTCTTCTCAACAATTATTTGTAACTGGTGAAACTATAACTGGGGCCACATCTGGTGCGACAGGAACCGTTACAAGTTATCGTGCAAACCCTGTTCAAACAATTCAACAATTATTAGCATATGCAGATGTAGATAATACAATATATGAATTTTTAGATCAATTCCGTGATGAGTTCATGAATGCTATACCAGAAAATCTTGCAACTGGTGTTAATAAAAGAAATCTAATAAAAAATATTCGGGAACTTTATAGAGCAAAAGGAACCAAAGAAGGACATAAGATTTTTATTAGAATGCTTCTTGATGAGGATGCAGAAGTATTTTATCCAAACAAATATATGATTCGTGCTTCTGATGGTGAATGGAATAGAAATACCACAATAAGAACAACTCCTGGCACAAATGCGATTGGTTCTGAAATACATGGCCAAGTTATAACTGGTGGAACTTCTGGTGCTACTGCTTTAGTTATAAGTTCTTCCAGCTTTTCTCAAGCTGGTACAGCTATAATAGAATTTACAGTTAATTCTGATTCAATAACAGGAACATTTTCTGATGGAGAAACCATAACTGCAACTTCTACTGTTCAAGATGTATCTATGTCCTTTACCATCAAAAATATTGTTGCATCAGCATCAGTTTCAGATGGTGGTATTTTATATTCAGTTGGAGATAAAATTTCTTTAGATAGTGATGTAGGTAATGGTGTTGCAGAAGTTAAAGTATCAAAAATTAAAGAAGGTTCTATAAGTGGTATTGTTGTTGATGATGCTGGAACAAAATATGAAGTTGGAGATGTATTAACATTTACAACTTCAGAATCAAGTACCAAAGCTGCTACAGGGTTTGTTTCTATTATTGATGGTTCTATTCAATTAAATGGTACAGATTCAGATTCTACAAATGCTGGTGATTTTCTTATATATGAATCTGGAACAAATCTTTCTGTATTATCTGGTGATATTTTATTGGAAGGGACAGATTCTACCCGATCTAATGCTGGAGATAATTTAAGACAAGAATCTGGTGAGGCTGCAACTGGAATGAGTTCACCAACCAATAGTAATACTGAAGCAACTATGGGTTCTGATATTGAGCAAAATACTTCTCAGATTAGTTTAGATGCTTATGGAACTGATAATGACCAAATTGCATTTGAGTTAGGGACAGATTCTACTGGTGGTATTACTAAGATACATTTGAAAGATGGTGGTGGAGGATATACTTCACTTCCAACAATTTCTGTAACTTCTAATTTGGGAACGAGTACTGTCCTTACACCAACAACTAATACAATTGGTGCTGTGGATGAAATAAAGGTAGTTGATTCTGGATTTGATTATTCTGAAGCTCCTACACTTGACTTTAGAGCAAATTTTGTTTTAAAAGATGTTACTGGAACTTTTGTTGAAGGTAATACTCTTACCACACATACAGGAACAGTCAAAGATTGGAATGCAACTACAAAAGTTCTTGAGACTACATTTGAGGATGTTGTAAGAACTACTTTAGAAACAGGTGATGAGGAAGGAATTTTATTAGAAGATAATTTACGAACCTCTGAAGTGTACGGATATACTAATGTAGAAAAAGTTACATTAGAAAATACTTTTGAAACTGGAGATCAGATAGTTGATGCAGACGGTAACAGAATTGTATTAGATGCTGAAGG